CGTGCAGTTCTGTCGGACTGCAAATAACAATCGCATCGGACATCTCAATCATCTGGTCGAGGTCGCCGATAATCCATCCCGCTCCCTGCGTCTTGGCAGCATCCGGGTCATAGCCAATGACCTCGGTCTGCCCGAGATGCTTCCACAGGTTGGTCTTGTGGCGCAGGCCGATGCTGCCGAGACCGATGATGCCAATCGTCTTCACGCCTTTTGCCATTTCTTGCACCAGTAGACTGGACTGATTTTGCCTTCGACGAGCCGACAGGTGTTGTTGTGCTGGATGAAATGCTTGCAGTATCCCTTGTCCTCGTCATGCGTCTTGCCGCAATGACTGTCCTTGTGGCCTCTTGCGTATCCCACTTCTTCCTTGCTGAACTTATCCATGCTCCGGCCATCCCTTTTCGACATCGCGGCGGATGATGGCGACCGATGTCTGCTCGTCGCCGCTATTGTAGATATAGCGCCGCATCAGTTGATATCCCGGATTGGCCAGCCATAGCTGCGAGTAATCCATCTTGTAGGAGTACAGTCCGTCGTAGTGCTTGTATTTTGTTTTATAGGGAGCAAACTGGTTGAAGTCGTAGATGACGATGTGTCCGTTATCCTTCAGGACGCGGTCACCCTCGGCGACAATGCGGAACAGGTCCTCGCGGTCGCACAGGTAGAGGCACCAGCCGTAGATGACCATGTCGAACATGTTGTCGGCGAAGGCCTTCAGGTCGTCGGCCGTCCCTCTGCGGCAACCCCAGGCATTGTGGTGATGGGCGAAGAACGGGTCGATGCCGTAGGCTTCCACCCCCCATTTCTGCCGCATCAGCTTGACGCGCCAGCCGTTCGAGCAACCCACTTCCAATGAACGTCCGGGCACGAGGCTGTTGGTCTCGATGGCCTGTATGACCGGGTCATCCGTCAACGGCAGCCTGTCCTGGTTGCGGGCGAACCACTCGATAGCCTCGCCATGCAGGAAGACTTCAGACTGCTTCATGCGAATTTCCCATAGAGCAGCATGTCGGAGTATGTTTCCTTGTCGTAAAGAAAATGGTCGAAGCGTATACCTTCCTGAACCATGTCATATCTGTTGAAGATTACCCGCATCGAACGGTTGTTTCTCATGGTCCCGGCTTCAATCTTGCGCATGCCGTGGGTGAACAGATGGTCGCAGAAGCCTTTCCATGCCTCGAAGCCGTAGCCCTTGCCCCATTCATTCTTGTCACCGATGAGGATGCCGACATCGGCTACGGAATTGGCTCTATCCACTGAGGCTGTGATAGTGCCGATGAAGGAATGATGGGTATGAATCTCGCGGAAGATGTCAGTGTCCTGAATATACTGCTGCTGGGTTTCGATATCGTGGTGCTGATGGCGCTGTTCGGAGTATTGGACGACGACCGGGTCATTGAGCCACTGCACCATGAGTTCTAGTTCCGGCTTGCCGGCGTCGCTTTTGAGCAAGGTCAGGCGTTTGGTGAAGATGTTGCTCATTCTTTATCGTCGACTTTTTCGCTGATAAGGTGGGCCATGATGAGGGAGAGCCACTCGCACATCTTGGCTAGGAACTCGGCGTCGGTGCTGTATCCGCCCAAGCGTTTGCGGTGGACCCACTGGGCGTCGATTTCCGCTTCGAGGGCTTCCAGTTCCTTTTGCGTCATGCGGTCATCCTTTGTTGCTCGTTTATTCCAGTTCTCAATTTGTTGCTATCCCCCCGGTTCCTGTTATCCACAGGATTTGTGATGACACTCCTGTCACCTACCCAGCAGGCCGAATGCCTTGCCAATGCCAACAGGATCTTCGGCGAGCGTGATGCCAACAAGAAGTACGAGGCTAACCTGTTGGATTTTGCCAAGTATATGTGGCCGGTGGTGGAACCGGCCATCGAGTTCGACGTGGGATGGGCCATCGAGGCAATTGCCGAGCATCTTCAGGCTGTTACAGAGGGACACATCCGCCGCCTGCTGATCAACGTCCCGCCCGGCTTCACCAAGTCCTTGATGACAGACGTGTTTTGGCCCGCATGGGAGTGGGGGCCACGCAACATGCCGTGGCTGCGCTACATGTGCGCCGCCTATAGTAACCATTTGACGGAACGGGATAATATGCGCTGCCGCAATATTATTATTTCCGACCGCTACCGCAAGTTCTGGGGCAAACGCTTCGGCATCTCCAACGAGCAGTTCACCAAGGTCAAGTTCAGCAACACCGAAACCGGCTGGAAACTGGCGACTTCCGTGGGCGGCATCGGCACCGGGGAGCGGGCGGACCGGGTCATCATCGACGACCCCAACAACCCCATGGAGATGGAGTCAGAAGCCATCCGCAAGACCGCCATCATGTGGTTTACCGAGATTATACCGGACCGGCTCAATTCGCAGAAAGACAGCGCAATCGTCGTCATCCAGCAAAGAACACACGAGGACGACGTGTCCGGCACCGCCATTTCCCGTGAGATGGGATACACCCACCTCATGATACCAATGCGTTACGACCCCTCTAGACATTGTACCACCATCATCGGTTACGACCCGAAAACCGGGCAAGACAAGACATGGAATGACAAGCGCAGCGAAGACGGCGAACTGGCCTGGCCATCCAGATTTCCCGAGCAGATCACCGACGACCTAGAACGGGACAAGGGTCCCTACGCCTGGGCCGGCCAGTACCAGCAGATGCCCGCCCCCAGAGGCGGGTCCATCATCAAGGACCACTTCTGGCAACTCTGGCGCGAGGAAAAGTATCCGACCTTCGAGTTCATATTAGCCTCGCTTGACACGGCGATGACGGCCAAGGACGAGAATAACCCCTCCGCCCTGACGGTCTGGGGGGTGTTTCGCGAGGACACCATCCTCAAGGATGTCGAGCAGGAAATCCTCTGGATGCCCCGGCAGGGACAGACGCTGCGGCAGATCAGCGGCAACCCGAAAATCATGCTGCTGTGGGCGTGGAAGGGACATCTCGACTTCGGCGACCTGGTGGAGAAGGTCATTGCCACATGCATCCCCAGCCCGTCGCCGACCTCGCATCCAAGGTTTCCGGTGGACAGACTACTCATTGAAGGCAAGGCCAACGGGCAGGCGGTGGCGCAGGAACTGGAACGCATGTTCCGGGGTTCAGGCCGTCTCGGCATCGAGATCATCGACCCCAAGCAATACGGCGATAAGACCGCGAGGGCCATCTCGGTGCAGCACATGTTCGCCGACCAGATGGTCTATGCGCCGGACAAGGCCTGGGCCGACATGGTCATCAAGCAGTGCGCGCTGTTTCCGCGTGGGTCGGAGGATGACCTGGTCGATACGACGACGCAGGCTTTGCGCTATTTAAGAGATACCGGATTTGTCTTGCGCCGTGCCGAACATGAGATGGAAGTCGAGGAAAGTCTGCGCTATCATAGTTCTGGCGCGCTGCGACCGCTCTATCCGGTGTGATTAAATGGCTATTGATGACAGCAGCTTACCGCTGAATGACCCGCCACCGGGCATTATTCCTCACAACCTCTCGGTGACCAATGGAATTAATCGGGAACGCGAGGGCAACGAACCGACAATCAGGATCGAGCACGAGGACGGGTCGATCACCATCGATCTCGACGCGCCGGACGACAAGGATGATGCGGATGCCAGCGGCGAGTTCTATCGCAATCTCGCCCTGGAGATGGACCCGACGCACCTGATGGAGATTGCCAGTTCTCTGCTGGAAGGCATCAAGGTCGACGACGAGTCGCGCAAGGACTGGCTGGAGACCCGCACCCTCGGCATCGGCCTGCTTGGCCTGAAACTGGAGAAGCCCAAGGCCGACCTGGGCTCGAACAACTCCGCGCCATTGGAGGGGATGTCCAATGTCCGTCATCCACTCCTGCTTGCCTCCACCGTCAATTTTCAGGCGACGGCTAGGGGTGAACTCCTGCCAGCCTCTGGACCAGTCAAAGTACGAAACGATTCTACTCTTCCGCCTGAAGGAACCATCCCCGAACTCCTCGACACCATGTCGAAAAAGGATGAACTCGCGGAAGCCCTCGAAAAAGACATGAACCACTACCTGACGGTGACGGCGACGGAATACGTGCCGGATACCGACCGGATGCTGTTCTACATCGGCTTCGGCGGTGACGGCTTCAAGAAGGTGTACAACTGCCCGCTGCGCCGTCGTCCGGTGTCCGAGAGCATCGACGCCGAGGACCTGATCATCTCCAATGCCGCCACCGACCTGCAGAACTGCGGGCGCGTCACCCACCATATCAGGATGCGCCAGTCCACCTTGCGCCGCATGCAGATCCTGGAGGTCTATCGCGACGTTGATTTGAGCCCGCCGCCACCCGAGCAAAAAAATCCTGTGGAAAAGAAAAAGGAGGAAGTCGCTGGCATCACCTCGGTGCAACGGCGGCCGGAAGACCGCGACTACAGCGTCTACGAGTGCTACTGCGAACTGGACCTGAATGAATACGCACCCGACGAGTTCAAGGACAAAGGGTTACCGCTGCCCTATTGCGTGACCATCGAGAAGGACAGCCGGCAGGTCCTTTGTGTGCGGCGCAACTGGAACGAAGATGACAAACAATGCCTTGCCAAGCGGTTCTTCGTGCAGTTTCCCTTCATTCGCGGCCTGGGATTCTATGGTCTTGGCTTTATTCATCTTCTGGGCAACACAACAAATGCGCTTACTGCGGCTTGGCGTGAGATGCTCGATGCTGGCATGTTCGCCAACTTCCCCGGCTTCCTCTTCGCTAAAGGGGCTGGACGACAACTGAGCAACCAGTTCCGGGTGCCACCGGGTGGCGGGGTCGGTCTCGATATCGGCTCGCAGGCCAATATCCGCGATGCCATCATGCCGCTGCCGTACAAGGAAGTCGGCCCATCGTTCAACAACTTCATCCAGCATGTCGAGGAAATGGGCCGCCAACTCGCCTCGACGCCCGATGTCAGCGTCGGCGAAGGCAAGCAGGATGCCCCGGTCGGTACCACGCTGGCCCTGCTGGAACAGGCATCGAAGGTTCTCGATAGCGCGCACAAGCGCCTGCATGCGGCACAGGCGGAAGAGTTCAAGCTGTTGAAGGAGCGCTTTAGGGAAGACCCGGAAGCCTTCTGGCGACACAACAAGAAACCCATGCACGAATGGAAGAAGGAGCAGTTCATCGAGGCACTGGACCAGTGCGAACTCGTGCCGGTGGCCGACCCGAACAATCCGACCTCGCTGCACCGCATGGTCAAGGCCATGGCGCTGAAGGAACTGCAGAAAGGTTCGCCATTGCTTTATGATCCGATTGCCGTGGAGAAAAGAGTGCTGCGCATTGCCGATATCGATGCCGAGGGACTGTTCCGTCCGGCTCCGGCACAACCGCCGCCTGACCCGCGCATGGAGGCCATCCAGCAGAAGTCGCAGGCGCAGAGCAATCAGGCACAGATCCAGTTACTGGAAACCAAGATAAAAGCTGCAACTCAAGCGGCGGCCATCAACGACAAGGCACAGGACCGGGCCTCGCGGGAGCGCATCGAGCAACTGAAAATCCAGCAGGAGCAGATGAAGATCGAGGAAGAGCGTATCATCCACGGGATGCAGGCACAGCAGGATGCGGAGAAGGCGGCGCAGGAGATACGCTTAACCGCAGCCACCAAGGCGCATGAACTGGCTATGGGAGCCGCCGAGGCGGCGCAGGACCGGCACCACGCCAATCTCGACAAGATGCAGGAACTGGCGCACAACCATGTCTCCGCCCAGCATGACCAGTTATTGGCGCAGCACGAAGCCATCGGCGGCCATATCAAGACCCGGCGTGAACTCGACATGGAGCATGAACGGCATACGGCGCAGATGGAACGCGAGCGGCAGAAGCACGAACAGGACATGGCGCATGCCCGCGAGATGCACGCCGCCAAACTTGAAGCCGCCAGAGCATTGGCAAAGGTGAAGAAATCAACTAAGACAAAGAAGGATTGAAACCATGAAAGTCAAGACAGCCACCCATTGGGGTCATGACAAGGCGCATGAGCGCTATGGTGCCGGCATCGAGAGCACCGAGATAGGCAAGGCTCCGGTGCGACCCACCGAGGATGAGATCTTCGAGCAGGCACGCCAACCCTTGGGTCGCGGCATGGTCAACCACAAGATCGATGCCAAGGCGGCGCAGGGAGGGTCAAAATGAGGGAAAAAGATATCAAGAACGTCAAGGCGCAGGCTCCTTGGCATGCCAGCGACGTGGAGAAGTGGGGCGTCGAGCACGCCATCAAGCGCTATGGTGCGCCGAACGAGCGGCCGCTTCTGGCAACGTCGGAAGAAGCCCCGCAATTCAGTGTCGATGCGCGGGTCGAGCCTGCCTATTCCAACCAGCCCGAAGGCTGGGTCAGAGGCTCGGCTGCCGGCGAGCCGAGCATGTATAACGAGACCGGCGAGAACTATCCGGATGGAAACTTCGACCGCACCGGTCGTCACCCCAAAGGGAAATAGCCATGGCGCACCCGCACTCAAAGCATAATGAAGAAGACCATGGTCATGCCCGCGCCAAGCATTTCATGAAGGGCTACAAGCGCGGCGGCAAGGTCAAGCATCATGGGGACGAGGCGGAAGACCGCAAGCTGTTCGGCAAACTCATGAAGGAGCATGAGAAACACCACGACATGAAAGCCGAGGGCAAAAAGTCAGGCGGACGGCTTGACAAGTATGCTCGCGGCGGCCGCACCAAGAGCGGCCACAACACCAAGATCAATATCGTAGTTGCTCCCAGAGGCCCTCATCCAGCCGCTGGTGCAGCGCCCCCTGGCTTGGGCGGAGCCCTCCCCCCGGTCGGGGGGCCACCACCGGGCGGCCCACCTCCTCCGGGTCTCGGGGGACCTCCGCCGGGACTGCCAATGGCCGGTGGACCTCCGGGTCCCCGTCCTCCCGGCGTGATGGCCCGTGGGGGTAAGGTGAAGTTTGCCCGGGGTGGCGATGTCAAGCCTGCTCCGTTTGCCGAGGACCTGCCGGATGCCGGTATGGGCAGCGGTTCCGGCACCAAGCAACTGACCCACATCCAGAAGAAAATCAGGCACAAGGGTTAAAATGAGTGAGACGCATTTCCATCGTGTGCTGCGGGCTAGGGTAGCGGAGGTATTAGAAGCCCGCGCTCGTGACGTTGCTGCCGGAGTCTGTAAAGGCTACGAGCATTACAAAGAGGAAGTTGGGTACATGCGTGGACTGCATGATGCTTTGAAGATTGCCGACGATATTGAAAAGGACATGGACCGATGAGCGTCGTCATCCCGCACAAGTTCATCGAGGCTGTCTCGGCGGCCAAGGACCCGAAGAAAGCCATTCTCGACTTCGTCGGCGACCTGTCCGACTTCGAGGTCATCGGCGACCGGGTTCTGGTCGGCATCTATATGCGACCGGAGAAGACCTCCGGCGGCATCATCCGTCCCGACATGAACAAGGTCGAGGACGTATGGCAGGGCAAGGTCGGCCTCGTGCTCAAGTGCGGTCCCGATGCCTTCATCGACCCTGACACCGGTCAGCACTATGAACAGGCGCTCAAACCCGGCGACTGGGGCGTGTTCTTCGTCAGCGACGGCAAGCCATTGGAAGTGCGCAAGGCTCCCTGCCGGTTGGTCAAGGACATCAACTTCGTCGCCCGTGTCGCCGATCCCAGTACAGTCCTATAGGTGAACCATGCCTCGTTTGCGTGAACCGCCCGGAGAGAAGACCCAAGCCGCTCCGCCCGAACCGCCCGCTCCCGAGATTGAGGTTATCAAGGCAGATGAACCGGTCGTCGAAGTTGCTGCTGCGCCAGCTGAAGCACCGCAAGAGGATGATGCAACGGTCGCCCTCAAGAAGCAGATCGAATCCCTGCAGAAGTCCGAGCAGGTCTGGAAAGACCGCCAGCAGCAGGCGTTAAGGGAGCGGGATGAAGCACTACAGCGGGCGCGGGAACGGGAAGTTCAACTCACCCAGACCCATCGTGAAGCCGAGGATAGGGAAGAGGTTGCCATCTCGGCGACGTTCATGGCCGCGCAAGCGGGCCTTGCCAAGGCCCGACAGGACAAGAAAAACGCCATCGACCTCGGCGACTCCGACGCGCAGGCGCAAGCCGACATCGACATTGCCCAGGCCGTAGCCGACCTGCGCGAGGCACAAAGGGGCAAGGATGCCATCGAGGAACGCAAGAAACAGCAACCACAGCCGCAGGACCAGCAACTGCGGCCGCAGCAGTTACCGCAATCGGCGCAGTCCTATATCAGCCAGCATCCGGAAATCATGAACGACAGGAAGATGAACCGGAAAGCCCGTTATGGCCATGAAGAGGCCGTTGATAACGGGATCACGGCCTATTCGCCCGAAT